CTGATTGCATTTTTACAGAGCAGTTTAGAAAAAACAAAAAAATATATACAAGATTAGAAAGAAACACCATAGAGAATGATGAATTGACCATAACTAACCGGGTTTTTGTTAGCACTAATCCTGAAGTATTGGGGACTGAGGTACCAATAAGTTATGTGGATAAGTGGAACATGCTTGAAAGTGAACTTAAGTTTAAGAATGTTGATAAGTTACCAATAGGATTCTTTAAAGTTCCGCTGGCAAACATAATTGATTCAACATCACCCATAGGTGTTTCTGTTTATTCTAAGGCAGTGGATTCAATCAAGATTGCAGATGAAAGATATTCACAGATTGATTGGGAGTATGTTTCAAAGGAAGCTGCAATACATATTGCTGAAAGCTTGTTAAAACGTAATGAGAATACAGACAAGTTTGAATATCCGGGAGGAAAGGACAGATTATACAGAACTCTTGATTACAGTTCAGGAGCAGTAGACAAGCCATTCATAGACACGTACTCACCTGACATCAGGGACCAGAGTTTATATAACGGATTTAACAATCAGCTTAAGAGAGTTGAGTTTGATTGTAACCTTGCATATGGAACTCTTTCTGATCCAAATAATGTTGATAAGACAGCAGAGGAAATAAAAACCAGTAAGCAACGTTCTTATTCAATGGTGTCTGATACACAGAATGCCTTACAAAATGCATTAGAGGACCTTATAAAAGCTATGGACTTCTGGACAAGCATTTATGGATTGGCACCGGAAGGAGAGATAAATACTTCATTTGAATGGGATGATAGCATAGTTGTTGATTCAGAAAAGGCACGTCAGACGGACAGGGCAGATGTGGCAATGGGTGCAATGAGTTTAGTTGAATACAGAATGAAGTGGTATGGCGAGACAGAAGAGGTTGCAACACAGAAGTTAGCAGGACAACAAGATGATGATACATCAGGAGATGATGAATAGTGTACAAGTCAGATGAATTAGAATTATTTCCAAAGAATATTGAAGAAATATATGCAGGCTTGGAAAATGACATCATGAATGACATTATCAGAAGAATTGCAGAGACCGGTGAGATTACAAGGACAGCAGATTGGCAATTAAACAGGCTGTACAATATGGGAGCTGACAAGACTGACATAAAGAAACACATTCAGGAAGCCTTGAATTTAAGTGATACAGAAATAGAACAATTATATTCTGATACCTTAAAGGAAGGATATTTAAGAGATGAATCCTTATATAGGGCAGTAGGTCAGGAGTTCATACCATTTGAGGAAAACATGGCATTGCAGCAATTGATAGAAGCAACAAAGCAACAAACAGCAAAGCAGTTGAAAAACATCACTAGGACAATGGGATTTGCTGTCAAACAACCAAATGGCAGAAAAACATTCAAAACAGTTGATAATTATTTCAAGGATACAATGGACAATGCAGTTATGCACGTGCTTAACGGAACGTTTGACTATAACAGCATTATCAGAAAAGTTACAGATGAAATGACAAGGAGTGGAGTAAGAAGCATTAATTATGATTCAGGAATATCCACAAGAATAGATGTTGCTGCAAGAAGGGCAATACTTACAGGTGTCAATCAGGTAACAAGTAAAATAAGTTCTGACAACATGCAGAAACTTGATACTGAGTTCGTTGAAACAAGCTGGCATTCAACAGCAAGACCTACACATCAGGTATGGCAGGGAAGAGTATTCTATTGGGACAGAGCAAACCCAAACGCAGAGAAAATGGAAGCAGGAGTACTTTATAAGTCATTCATAAGAGAAACAGGTTATGGTGAAGTTGATGGCTTGTGTGGTGCAAACTGTCGACACACATTTTATCCGTTCATTCCAGGCATTTCTGTTAGAACATATACAGATGAACAACTGGAAGAATTAAACAGGCAGGAAAACGAGAAAAAAGAGTACAATGGCAAGGAATACAACAAGTATGAAGCCACCCAATATCAACGTAGAATTGAAACATCAATGAGAAAGTACAGGCAGGATATTAACTTATTAAAGCAATCAGGTTTAGCAGATGATTCAGACGAGGTAATAGCTGCAAGGTGCAAGTATCAGACACTATCAAGAAAATACAGTGATTTCAGCAAGAAGATGGGATTGCGTGAGCACAGGGATAGAATTAATGTTGATGGGTTAAAGGATATTGGTAAAGTTAATAGAAAACTTTTTGGAGCAAACGCAATTCATAATAATGAAAGAGTTTATTATAATGAAAAATATGATTATTCAATAAATCTTGAGAATTATGACGAAAAAATAAATAAAGGATTATCAGAGGCAATAGAAAAAGTGGCAAAAGCGGGTTCGGAAGACGGGTTTGAACATATGTGTTTAGTAAATTTACGAACAGGAAAATTGGATTATGAAGAAACAGATGGACTTCCGGATGCAGTAGGTTATAAATGCTGGGATTTTTTGGATGCGAATCCAACAGAAAGATATGCTTTTGTACATAATCATGTTACTAATTGTTCATTATCAGAAATGGATATGAGAACTGTATTAAGGGAAGAACAAATACCTTTAATGATTGCTGCAACAAATAATGCCATAAAATATGTTGCAGAACGCGAAAGGTTTGTTGAAGAACAAGATTTTGATAAACTGTATGAAAAAGAGTTGAAGGCATTGAGTAAGAAAGCTAGAGATGGTATAATATCACCAGCACAAAGAGGATTTGCAAGGGAAGAGATAATAGTTGACAATCTTATTAGGGATTACACAAAAAAAGGAGAGTTGCTTATATATGATGGTAAAACAAAGTGATTGGGCTTCATATGGAATGATGGAACAACCTTTTTGGAGAAATGATATGACACCAGAGGAATATGAAATTGAGCGTGCATATCTTGTAAATATATTCAATAGGGGAAGAAAAGCCATAGTTGAATATAAACCTTTGTGGAGACAAGGCAAAAAAGTTGATTTTGATTTATCAAGAGATTTTATGGAAATTATAGAGCTTGCAGATAAAATAAAATATATGACTGATGATGAACTGGAAAAGATTCTTATTGATGTATAATTGATTTATATCCAAAAGGAGGCAATATGGATAATTTTAAAGCAGTATACAAGATTCTTTCAACATTAGAAAAAGCAATGGATTTACCAGAATTTGACATATCAATAATCGACCATAAAGCACTTGGTGTATCAAAGGAACGTTGGTCGCGTTACATAGAAATGATGGCTGATGTTGGTTATATCAAAGGTGTAAGAGTTAGTACAAACATTACAGGAGAAACTATTGTGGAATGTAATAATATGCGAATCACATTAAAGGGATTGGAATACTTACAGGAAAATTCCATAATGAGAAAAATCTATAATGCAGCCAAAGGCATTAAGGAGATAACACCGGGGTTATAAATTTAATAGTAGATAATTAAGGAACTTAGAGATAGGTTCTTTTTTTATACCCTAAAATAGTAAAGGAGGTACATTATGGCAACATCTGTGCAGATAACATTGCTCATATGCATAACAATCATAATACTTGCCAAGTCAGGTAAGCAGAAATAAAAAATAGTTAATCAGGCAGTCTTAGGACTGTCTTTTTATATGGTCCTGAATAAGACGTAAAAGTGTTCAAAATATCATAAAAGTAAGTGAAGCAACCACGTATAAAAGCGTAACGGAAAGGATGTTTAAATATGAAAAGAAAGTTCTTAGAAGACTTAGGACTGGAAAAAGATGTAATCGAAAAGATTATGAATGAAAACGGAGCCGATATTGAAAAGGCTAAGGGAGAAGTTGAAACATTAAGAAATCAGTTAAATGAAACACAGGATAAACTTAAGAGTTTTGAAGGTGTGGATGTTGCAAAGTTAAGAGGTGAAATTACAAATCTTACAAACGAACTTGCAACCAACAAGGCTGAATATGAAGCAAGTATTGCAGACAGAGATTTTAATGATCTGGTTAAGGGTATTGCTAGCGAATACAAGGCCAGAGACATTAAGGCAATCATGCCGTTTCTTGATGTGGAAACTCTTAAGTCCAGCAAGAATCAGGACAAGGACATAAGAACAGCTCTTGATGGAATGGTTAAGGAACAGGGATATTTGTTTGAACCAAACAAGAAAGTTCCATATGTTGTTGGACCAACACCGGGACCAATGCCATTAGGTGGTGGTTCTGATGATAAAAAGACAAGAGCAAATGAAGCAATAAGAAGCTTATTTGGAAAAGAATAAACAGAGAAAAGGAGATAAGAAATGACAGAGATTATTAACAGAGAAAATGCGGAAGCAATTATCCGTGAGCAGGTAGTGGAAGCCATTACACAGGATGTACCAAAATCATCAACATTTATGGCTATGGCAAAGAAGTTACCTAACATGACATCAAAACAGACAAGAATCAGAGTGTTAGACTTTTTACCTACAGCATACTGGGTAAATGGTGACACAGGAATGAAGCAGACATCAAAACAGGCTTGGGATAATGTATGGTTAACAGCAGCAGAGCTTGCAGTTATCGTACCAATTCCTGAAGCGGTTCTTGATGATGCAGAGTTTGACATTATGGGAGAAGTTACACCAAGAGTAATTGAAGCAATCGGTCAGAGAGTTGACAGTGCAATCATTTTTGGTGAGAACAGACCGGCAGAGTGGCAGAATGACATCATTACATTGGCAAGACAGTCAGGAAACAATGTTGCAGTTGGTTCAACACCAAACTATTATGACAAGATTCTTGGCGAAGATGGAGTTTTTGCCAAGGTTGAAGATGATGGATATGCAGTAAGTGGAGTTATTGCAGCAACTAATATGAAGGCTAAGTTAAGAAGCATTAAGGATACTACAGGCAATCCAATTTTTGTTAAGTCAATGCAGGATGCAACATCATATGCACTTGATGGAACACCTATGCAGTTCCCTGTTAACGGAGCATTCAATAATTCAATTGCACAGTTAGTAGCTGGAGATTTCTCACAGGCAGTATATTCAATCAGACAGGATGTTACTACAAAGATTTTAACAGAAGGTGTAATTCAGGATCCATCAACAAAGGAAATAGTGTACAACCTTGCACAGCAGGACATGATTGCTCTTAGAGTTGTGTTCAGAATTGGTTGGGCACTTCCAAATCCTGCAACAAGAGTTGATGAGGACAGAGTTGGATGTCCTTTTGCATATCTTGAACCTGCAACACCTGTAACAACACATAAGGCTACATTTACAGTAACTGATGATACAGAAGAAAGTCCGGTTGCAATTAAGGGCGCAAGAGTAGATGTTAATGGTTCAAAGCTTAAGACAGATGCTAATGGTAGTGTTGAATTTAATCTTAGACCAGGTACATATCCTTATGCAGTAACAGCAACAGGTAAGATTAAGGTATCAGGCACAATTACTGTTAACAGCGCTGACATTACAGAAGCAGTTACAATGATTGCTTCCAAGTAATATGTATAGGAGATATACGTCCTTTTCATATTATGCTAATGAATATTGTTGTGGAAAGCCGGTGGTTGAATCTGCCGACTTCCACAAACTTTTGATAAAGGCTCAGGGAATCATAGACATGTATACATTTAACAGACTGAAAGAAAGTGCAGAAATAGTAGATGAAGTTCAGAACTGTTGCTGTGAATTGGTTGAATGCATTAATACATATGAGAATGGAATAAGCGAAAAGCCAAGTGGTGTTTCAAGTGAAAAAATAAAGAACTATTCTGTAACCTATGAATCCACAGAGAACATGAAACAAAGGTATGACAAAGAAGTGACCAACATTGTACATAAATGGCTTGGAAGAACAGGACTTTTGTACAGGGGGTGTTAAAGTGATTACAAACAATGTCATTACTCATTATGAAAAGGAAAAAGGGTTTAAAAGCAATTTTTATAATGTTTATTTGGAGCAACAGTCTAATTCTAGTGACAGTAAGGATGGAGAAAAAAAGTCCCATTCTCTGTTTATTGCAGTTCCAACAGAAAAGGAATTGCCATTTAAAACAGGTGATTTGATAGTGATAGGCAATTGTTCTGTAAGGTTTGATGAAACATCAGAAAGGGCAAGTTCTGAAAGTTACAGAAAATTAAGAACAGAGCATAAGGTTTATACAATATCTTCAATAGAACCCTGCTTAATAGGAAACAGAAGAATGTGGCATTATGAGTTGGGATGTGATTAGAAATGACAGATGTAATCAGATTTGATGATTCGGATTTTCAAAGAGCAATCAATGAGAAAAAGAAATTGTTGGAAGAAGGAAGTCCGGTTCAACGGTTTGTTGACAGTGAGGTGTTGAGATTAATGGTTCCGTACACTCCAATGGAGACAGGAGCAATGATACAGTCTGCAACAGCCGGAACAGTGATAGGCAGTGGAAAGATACAGTACAATTCACCTTATGCAAGATATTTGTATTATGGTGAAATATATGGGCCTAACGTTCCAATAAAGGAAAATGGAATCATAATCGGTTATTGGTCACCACCACATAAAACACCAACAGGCAGACCACTTACTTACTCAACGGAAAGACATCCACAGGCTGGAAAGCTATGGTTTGAAAGAATGAAAGCAGACCATAAAGAGGACATATTAAAAGGTGCAATGGCAATAGCTATGGGAAGGAATAATACATGAACATTATAGAACTTGTTAAAAAGATATTAACAGATTATCCAAAGATTGAAGAGTTTACTAACAAAATCCACGTTGATTTTACAAAGAATGATGATGTTAACTTTGGACTTTCTTCAACAGGAGACACAAAGGTAAAGGAAGACATTCTGGGAAATCAGACAAGAAGACACAGTTTTGTTTTGTATGCAATCAATCAGGCATTTAATGATTATGACAGACTTTCAAACAGCACTTTTTTGTTGGAATTATCCTATTGGTTGGAATCATTGGATGAAAACTCTTATGACTTGGATGTGGTTGTTGATAATGTTAAGAGAAAAGGAAAATTAAAATCAGTGGAATGTGCAAATGCAATGTTGTTTCAGATTCCCACTGGTGACATAAATGATGGATGCATGTATCAGTTACAGATATATGCAACTTACACAGTTGAAAGAGAGGAAATGTAAATGAAATTAAAAAGAAGTTATTTAGCGCATTACATTGATGCAAGTTTCGGTGGTACAGGTGCACCAAACTGGTTTTTGATTGGTAAAGACATTGAGGACATGTCAGTTGAATTAAATCCTGATACTGAAACAGTGAAAAACATTCTTGATGAAACATCAGTAAATGACAATGGGTATGAGCCAAGTATGAGTGCAGATCCATATTATGCAAATCCTGATGATGCAATTTATGACAATCTTAGAAACATTGCTATGAATCGTCTTACAGGTGATGCTTGCAAGACTAAGATTCTTGAAGTGCTGATTGAAGGTGATTCAGAAGCAACACACAAAGCTTGGATTGAGGATTGTGTAGTTAAGCCACAGAGTTATGGTGGCTCTCAGGGTGGAATTAACATTCCTTTTGATGTTACATTCAATGGTAACAGAAAAGAGGGAACAGTTAAGATTGCAAGTGGAACACCAACATTCACAGAAGCAGCTTCACAGAGCACACAGTCAGATAAGGCAGTTAAATAATTTTATTTGGGGCATATTAAAGTGCCCCTTTATTTAATTAAAAGCAGAGAGAGGAGAACAAACATAAATGCAGAGTATTAGTTTTGATGAAGGATATAAGGAATTTGCAATAAATAATGATGAAAACAGGGTAATAAGATTTAACCCAAAGGATTTTGGCATTCTTACAAGAATGGAAGACACATTGTCAGATTTTGAAGCATTGGAGAAAAAGCTTAAGGACGGTAATGAAGAGGAGTTTACCAACAACTTAAGAGAAGCAGAAAAGGTAGTACATGAAAAGATTGATTCAATATTTAATGCAAATGTGCATGACATAATATTTAATCATCAGTCTCCAATCTCATTGGTTGGTGGAGAATTTTTATTTATGCGTGTAATTGAAGCTCTTGTACCTATTGTTGAAAAAGAAGTTAAGTATGAAATGCAGAAGTCAGAAAAAAGAATGAGCAAGTATACGGAGAAGTATAAGAAATGATAGGTGAATTACCTAAAACAATAAAAGTTGGCGAAAAGGAAGAACCGATAAGAACAGACTTCAGGGACATTTTAAATGTTTTTGCTGCATTTAATGACCAGGATTTGTCAGTTGAGGAAAAGGCAATTGTATGTTTAAGAATAATCTATAAGAACATTGATGAAATGGACAGTTCGTTGTATATGGAAGCTTATGAAAAGGCAATGAACTTTATGGAAATGAATGATTCAAAAAAAGATTCTGATTACAATGAACCCAAACTGATGGACTGGGAGCAAGATGAACAGCTTATATTTTCAGCAGTAAACAAAGTTGCAGGAACAGAAGTAAGGTCTTTTGAATACATGCATTGGTGGACTTTCTTAGGTTACTACATGGGAATAGGTGAAGGCCTTTTTGCTGATGTTGTAAACATAAGGCAAAAGAAGTTAAAGCATAAGAAACTTGAAAAGCATGAAGCTGAATTTTATAGAAAAAACAGGGAAATGGTGGACCTAAAGACAAGGTACACAAAGGAAGAACTAAAGGAAAAAGAAGAGTTAAAAAGGCTACTTGGAATATAGTGGTCTTTTTTTGTGGGTGAAGATATGGCAGATGGATATTTAAATTTTGATACGAAAATAGATGATACAGATTTTAAAGAAGGCTTAGAGAATATGAGTTCATCTGTTAGTGGATTAAAAGGTTCAATCAAATCATTGGGTGGAATCATTAAGGATGCCTTAAAGGTGGACACTTCTGAAACTTCCAGCAAGATGATGTCATTGGAAGAGCAACTGCGAAAAGCAGAAGTGGAATTGGAGAATGCCACAAGGAAGAAAGAAGAGTTTGCTAATACAGAGATAAAAACAGAAGAATATGTTGCAGCAGAGAAAGAAGTAGACACCTTAACAAAGAAATTTCTTAAGCTGTTAGATGCAAGAGAAAAATTTGAGGAGACAGGTGGAAACAAAAATAGCCAGACATACAAGAAAATGCAGTATGACATTGATACAGTTGATAAAAAACTGGAAGCTGCTGAATCAGAGGTATCAAGACTTAATGAGGAAGGCAAGAAGTTTAAATTAGGCAGTGATACAGAAAAGTTTAGTAAGTTTTCTCAGAATGTCGATAATGCACAGGGAAAAGTTAATGTTTTGAAACAGCGTATTGGTGAACTGGCAGAAAAAGAAGAAAATGCAGGAAAGTCAGGCACATCAATGTCTGAAAAGGTAAGCTCATCTGTTAAGGGATTAGGTTCCAAGTTACTGGGTGTCATTAAGAATGTTGGAAAGTTTGGAAAGGACGCAGGAAATGTTGGCAATTCATTAACAAAAAAATTAAACCCGGTTCCTAATCTTATTGGGAAGGTAGGAGGAAAGGTTGACGGATTAGGCAAGAAACTTGGTGGAATGGTCAAAAGAGTGTTTGTATTTTCAATGATGACCAAGGCACTAAGAGCATTAAGAACTGCATTTCAGAATGTAATATCAGTAGATGGTGAAATGTCAAATTTAATTGCTCAAATTAAGGGAAATCTGTTAACAGCATTTGCGCCTTTATACAACTTTGTATTGCCGGCAATTAAAAGTGTGTTGTCTGCATTTGTTACATTTTCAAATTATCTTGCCAATGTAATGTCTTCAATATTTGGAAAGACAATAGCACAGAGTACAGCAATGGCAAAAAGTCTTTATAAGAACACACAGGCTACAGATAAGAATACAAAGGCAAGTAAAAAGAATGCAAAGGCAAAGCAACAGCAGTTGGCATCATATGATGAATTAAATGTAATGCAGGATACTGATTCAGGTTCTGACAGTGGAAGCAGTGGATCAGGTTCAACATCTGCTCCGATATTTAATGCAAAGGCTATGGATGTACCAATTGTTGACCAGATTAAGAAACTGATAAAATCAGGGGATTGGGAAGGCATAGGAAAGCTTGTAGCAAACAAGTTAAATAATGCATTAAAAAAGATACAGTGGAAGAGCATACAGAAAACAGCCTCTGACATAGCTTCAAAACTGGCAAGGATCTTAAATGGTTTCTTTTCTGTAATGGATTTGGCAAAAACACTGGGAAATACAGTTGCACAGGCATTAAATACAGGACTTAGGTTTGCATATACGTTTTTAACCACATTTGATTTTAAACAGTTTGGTACATTCATAGGTGAATCAATTAATTCATTTGTTCAAAACTTTAAGTGGGGATTACTGGGAAAGACTTTAGGAAGTGCAGTACAGGGAGCAATAGACACCGCTTATGGATTTGTTACCACATATGCGTGGGGCAGTTTTGCAGAAGGAATAGCCAAAACAGTTAATAAGTTTTTTAAAGCCATTAATTGGACAGAATTAGGACAAACAATTGGAATAGCTGTAGTCGGCGCATTAACGGAAATAAGCACATTCTTACAAAAAGTGAAATGGGACAAGATAGGAAAGGATATAGGTACATTTCTGGGAAACATTAATTGGGAAAGCATCATAGCCGGAGTGTTTACAATCATAGGCAATGCAATTACTGCAAGTTTTGGTTTATTAAAGGGAACATTGACCGGATTATTAAACAACGGAATAACTCCTGTTAAGGCGGCATTTATTGCCCTTGGAACAGCAATGGCAGGAATAAAAATAGCACAGTTTATTAGTAATATGTCAGGAGCTTTAGGAGTTTTAAGGGATATAACGGCAGTTCTGATAAAAAGCACAGCAGCTTGGGTAAAGAATAATGCTCAAGTGGTAATTGCTACAATAAAGACAGGATTGCAGACAGCAGCAACAAAACTTTTAAGTGTTGCACAAAAAGCTCTCAATTTTGTAATGAACTTAAATCCAATGGCAAAGATAATTATTGTAATAACAGCGTTGGTTGCAGCTTTTGTAGTGCTGTGGAATAAGTCGTCAGCATTTAGAAATTTCTGGATAAAAGCATGGAATGACATAAAGTCAGCTGTGGCAGCAGTTTGGAAAGCAATAAGTCCTATATTAAATAATATTTGGAATGGAATAAAGGCGGTATGGGACAAGATGAAGCCATTTGTTACCTTTATTGTAAATACATTTGCAGGTGCATTTAAATCAGCATTCAATACCATAAAAGGTGTGGTAAACAGCATAACAACAGTTCTTTCAGGAATAATTACTTTCCTGGGTGGAGTATTTTCAGGAGATTGGAAGAAAGCTTGGGAAGGAATTAAACAGATTCTTAAGGGAATATGGAACGGAATAAAAAGTGTTGTGAAAGATCCGATAAATGCAATATTAGGATTTATAAATTATATGATTAAAAAAATTGTAGAAGGTCTTAATTTTGCAATTGAAAAACTTAATAGCATTAAAATAGAACCGCCTAAATGGTTTCAAAAATTAACAGGAATAAAAAAGTTCGGGTTAAATATCAAGAAGCTTCCAGTAACGAATGAATACGTTCATTATTTAGCAAATGGAGCAGTCATTCCACCAAACAATGAATTTATGGCAGTGTTGGGTGATCAGAAAAAAGGTGTTAACATTGAATCTCCATTATCAACAATCGTGGACGCATTTAGACAGGTGCAGGGTGAAAACACAACAGGTATTTCTGATAAAGACTTACTTAATGCAATTTCAAACATGCAGGTTAATGTTATTGTTCAACAGGATTCAAGAGGAGTATTCAACATGGTTAAGCAGGAAGTGGTTCAGGAGCAGAGAAGAACAGGAAAACCTGTATGGATCTGATGAAAGGAGTAGTATGGCAGATTTTAAGGGATATTTAATTAAGTTAAATGATGTGGAGTTTCCACCTGAATACATAGCACTGGAAAGCTACAAATCAACGGACAACCAAAGAACTGAATTAAAGGCATACAGAAATTCAAACAATTATCTGATTCGTCAGACTTCTCCGAATTTTAAAACAAAAATTGAATTTACCACAATTGATGGATTGCATTTAAAGGATTTGAGAAAAATCAAACAGATAATAGACAAGGCTCTGATAAACAATGCAGAAAGAAAAGTAAGTATTGAATATTGGAATAATGCAGAGTTGAAATATCAAAAAATGAAAGCATATATTCCTGACATAGACTATGAGATAAAGAAAATAGTCAAAGGAAGTAAGCCTGACATTGAATACAAATCAATAAGATATGCATTCATAGAGTACTAGAAAGGAGCATCAATGTTAAACGTAAATGAAAATACAATAAGAGCATATACAGAGCAGAATGTTCCAAAGAAGTTAACAATCACATTTCCGAATAATTCAAACTTAACTCCAATCACAAATGCAAACATTCAGGAAGAAAGCATGAGTTTGACAGGCAGTCTTTGTAGTGATTCAAATTTGATGCTACAGGGCTGCATTTCAACTCAGTTTAATCTTACAACATTTGACTATGATACAGACATTACAGGTCAGGACATCATAGCCACTTTGTCAGTAAAGGATGATTCTTACAAGGGCGAATGGGTTAAGGGAAAAAATTACAAGTCAGGGGACATAGTAAAGTTTGACCAGGAATATTATATGTATTCAGATGATGTTTCTGATGAAAAAACAGAAAATATCAAACGAACAAAAGTAAGCAGTTCTTACATTGTATACAATGAAACTGATAAGAAATACAACATTTTTGGAAGAGAACCGGATAATTTTGTCGGGATAAGAATTCTTACATCAGAAAAGGTTCTTGATGGTGTGAGCATGACCATTAGATGTTGGTATACTGGAGGTCCGTATTATTATGTGGTACGGGATTTTAACAATACAACAGATATTATTATGCCACAGTATTATCCTGTTGGAAGTAACTATCCGTTAAAGGGGTGGTTTGCAGAAATAAGCTATTCAGGAACAGATACAGATGCATTCAAGGAATTTGCAAGCAATCTGAAAATATATGAATTGACGAATGCTTGCAAAAATGAATTATATCCTGATGAATTGGAAGAATGTCAAAGAGTATATGGTTATGTTGATACATCCAATACAGAAGACATTATCATATTCAGGGGAAAGGTTGAAAGCTTTACAATACAGGCAGCGGATCCAAGATATAGTGAATTGATAGCCTATGATAAATTACACGATTATCAGGAAAAATCAATTAAGGATTGGATGAATAAGGTGGATGAGTATGGAATGGGAATGGTAGATCCATATTCTTATCAGGGTTCATACAAGTTAAAAACGACATATAAAAAAGACCAGACTGTGTACGGCACATATACTGATTCAAATAATGTGGAAACTAAAGGATATTATCATTTTAAACAGGACTATATAGATAGTTTTTATCAAGCCTGTAATATTGTGAAAGTGGCTTCAGGAGATTTAACAATACCACCAACTGGTGTAGCTCCAACGATAAATGGACCTGAATATGTTGAAAAACTTGAAAAATATTTTCCGAATGATTTACAAGTTTTTCATTTAAGAAATGATTTGTTTTCTGAAATTGGAATAAATCAGAAAGATTTCTATAACATTAGTTTGCCAATGGATGTAATAGATTTAAAAATAGGTCCATTCAATGAAGATTATTCTGCACTTCAATTATTGCAGTGGATTTGCAATATGAATGGTGTTTGTGGAGTTATCGACCAAACAACAGGTGAGTTTGATTATAAGTTTGTAAATTCAGAAAAAAGAACGACAACAGCCGATTCCAATTACAAGGGTGAGTTTAATTCAGCTACAGAATATAGCGTTGGTAATGTGGTTAAGTTCACTAATTCTTATGGTGAAGAAAGTTATTATGAAAAAATAGTGGATAAGAGTACATATCCAAGTGAACTTTTAACAGCAGATGTTAGCTTTAACAATCCACAGGAAGATGTATTGTTTCAAACTCCGGATGTGATGGGAAATTGTTATTACATTGAGTTCTCTTTTGATGATAAGTTGGCAGAAGAACTTGGAGTTGAGATTACAGTAAATAAATATTCTGGGCGAAATTTAAAAACTATATCATTAAGACGAAGCGGAAGAGTAATGCTGCACGATTTGGATGAAACAGGTAAATCTTATTACACAATTCAGGTTTCAAATGTTAATGATGAATTTTTAAGAACATTTAATGCAGTAAAATATTTATCAACAGGTGAGTTTGATTCAACGTGGACTCCTGAAAGTGAGTTTTTTGCAGATTGTTGGAAAAAGAAAAATAAACTTTATCATCCGTCAGGAATGATTAACATTACGGAGTTGTATGAGCAGGACAGCATAGAGTTACAGGACAGCTTGTATTCAAACAATGGCTGGAAGGTTATGGATATGAATGGCACACTTTTAAATGGAGAGAATAAAAAGAATAATCTTGCCGTTACATACTCACCACTTTACAGTTCACATAAATCAAGTTATCAGTTGCTATTAGATGTGGCAAACAATGTTGGAAAAGGATGGATTGAGCCAAAGATTCCTTTTACCATTAAGTTTGCACCATTCAAGGCTAAATCACTGGGCCTTCCATTCTTGGAGCTTGGCGATTACGTAACTTTTGATGTTGATAAGTGGTCCTCTGATGCAGATGGCAATCCTGTAATAACAAGGCAGAACGTGCAGTCAATCATATTTAACAAGACAATGTCAGGAATAAATGCACTGTCAGATGAATATGAAGCAAAGAACGATTAGGAGATTGGAGCAAATGATAATAATAGATGCAGGAGTTGAGCGAGAAGCTACAGCGGAAGAGGAAGCGTACATTAAAAAAATGCATTTCTATGATGAAATGATGGAAAAAAAGATGGAGTTAAGTTCATTGGAAAAACAACTTTCAGATGGAGATTACAAGATCATAAAATCTTATGAGTATAGTCTTATGAACATTGAAATCCCATATGACATGGAACAGCTCCATTCAGAAAGACAGAACATACGTGATAGAATTAACAGTCTAAGAGAGGAGATTGTTGATTTTGAAATAAAATTTAAAGAAATGGAAAGGAAGGAAGCGAATGATAGCAATTAAAGAAAAAAATGTGATTACCATTGAGTTTGAAGGTCACGATACTTTGGAATCACCAATGCTTTATCAGTATGACAAGGGACAAAAAATAAAATTCCTTGATGTTCCGGATGGTGCGGAAGTACAATTTTCCAATTGGGCAACAGAAATGACAAAAAACAAAATTGTTGTAAATGGTCAGGTAGAAATACCTGATTTTTTTGTGCAACAGGGAAATGAAATTGTCTTGTATATTCAATACATAGACAGTAATTCGGAAACAACAATGAAAAAGCTTATTATTCCGGTGGAACCAAGAGCAAGACCTGGAGAAGTAGTTTCCACTGATGATGAGCCAAGTTTCAGACAACAAATTGAAAACATTATGGAGGAAACAAAAGAAATAGCAAAGTCAGTGAGAGAAGATGCTGAAAATGGAAAATTCAATGGAAGTAACTATGTTTTGACAGAACAGGACAAAGAAGACATAGCGAAGAAGATTGAAGGAAGTGGTTCAGTTTATATAACAGAGATATAGGAGAGTGTTAGATTATGAATGAAAACAAACACTTGTTATCTATTATTGGAACTGAATTAAACAAGTTACAGGATATTGCAATAAAAAACGGACAACTTATTTTCTTAAAAGATAAGGGGCGGATTGTGTTCGACTTAAATGATAGGAGAACGTTTTATGATAGTATAAGCATTCTTGAAACAGAAGAGGAAAGGAAATCCTTACAGGCTGTATCAGAATGCTTTTACTATGTAAAAAAAACAGGGTATCTTTGGTTTTATGATAATGAGTGGGTGCAGTTAACAGGAAAAGAGCAATGTCAGATAGTAAAGAAGTATGTTCTTCCAAGTGAAGGAACAGACGATTCATTGTACATAAACATGTCTGAAAAAAACATTTTCGTATGGGATGAAGAAAACAGGCAGTATGTACTGGTAGGTGAAGCTATAAATTCAGTTTCAAATGAAGATATAAATAAAATGTTTAAGTAGAAGAGGAGAAAAGAAATGGCAACAGAAAAGAAATATTTAGATCTTGAAGGATTAAAAACTTACAATGAACAGGTAAAAAGTTTAATTGACACAAAAGAAACATCAGGAACAGCGGCAACAAAAGTTAAAGAATTAGCAGATGGTCAGGTTAAGGCAAATACGAATGCAATAGCAACATTAAATGGTACAGGAGCAGGTTCTGTATCAAAAGCTGTTAGTGATGCAAAGGCAGATACGGAAAATAAAATAGGAACACTGACTAATTTAACAACATCTAAGAAAACAGACCTTGTAAGTGCAGTAAACGAAATTAAATCTGCTGTAGGTGATACAAAAACAGCAGGGGAAGTTACTGTTGATACTACTACAACAGCCGGAATGTTTAAGTCTTATACTTTAAAACAGAATGGAAAGAATATTGCAACAATTGATATTCCAAAGGATATGGTGGTTTCAAGTGGTGAAGTTAAAACATACACTGCACAGACACTTCCAACAGGAACAGGTGCACCAACAAGTGCAGGTACATATTTAGTATTAACATTAGCTAATGCTACAAATGACAAGGTATATATTAACGTAGGTACTCTTGTTGATATTTATAAGGCAAAAGCAAATGCTACTAAGATTCAGATTTCAATTGATTCAACCACAAGAGAAATTAGTGCTTCTGTTGTGGCAGGTTCTATTGGAGCTAATGAGTTAGCAACTAATGCGGTAACAACAGTTAAAATTGCTGATGGTAATGTTTCTAAGGCAAAATTAGCAAAAGATGTTCAGACTTCTTTAGGAAAGGCTGATACTGCAGTTCAGTCAGTAAAAACAGGTACAGCAAATGGAACAGTTTCCGTTGACGAAACAGATGTAGCTGTAAAAGGTCTTGGAAGCGCAGCTTACACAGCAAGCACAAATTATGAAAAAGCAGGTGCAGTAACAGCATTAGCAAATGGCCAGGTAGCAACAAACAAGAATGATATTGCATCATTAAAAACAAAAGTGGCAACTTTGGAAGGAACTACTTATACAGCAATCTCAGACAAAGAGATAAATGCATTATTTGGCATTACAGAATAATTAAAAAAAGAGGTGCGTTATAATGGCAAAAATACAAAATACGTATCTAAATAAAGAGGGGTTAGGCAGTTTTCTGTCTAACCTCAAAAAAATTTTTTTGGGTACAAAAACCATAACATCAGCAGTGGATTGGAATACATTAACAGAAAATGGAGTGTATCACATAAAGACAACAGCAGGAACAAACAGACCTGTTACTAACTGGGGAATGCTTTATGTTGAAGGGGAAACATCAACTAAGTTTCAGATATTTATTCCCGATGTAAAGAACAATGTGATTTATAAGCGTTATGAAAATGCCGGCTGGAAGGATTGGCAGGAGTTAACCCTTATTGAAACATCCGGAGAAGTGTATGATACAGGCTGGAAATCGGTTGAATGTGGATATGGCATATCAGCATGGTCCACTACTGATGCACCTAAAATCAGAAGAGTAGGGAAAACTGTAGAATTGGTGGGAATTATAACAAATTCAACAAGTTTTGCAGATCATGATAGTTTGTTTAGAAACATTCCTGAGGATATGAGACCTTCTCGCAATGTATGGTCTATTCAACAGGGAGATATAAAAAATAAGACAACTGCCAGATGGATGATGACAATTAATCCAGGGGGTACAGTATCTTTTAATTATTATGGATTTTCTGGACCTTTAACAATTTCAAAAGGAATGTGTATACCGGTTCATGCAATATGGATGGTGGATTGACGAAAGTTACAGTAAATGTTAGAGCAGAACCTTAAAGGTCTTTTTTTATACCCAAAAACAGAGAAAGTCGAGGAAAAAAATATGACACTTTATCAGATTTTATCCTTGTGTGGGATACCTTCATTAATTGGTGCAATTTTTGTTAGTGCAGTTAATTATGTCAAATTAAAAAATTCATCATATAAATTAATTAAGGACGGAGTTATTGCAATTTTGCATAACAAGATATACACGCTGGGAAAACAGTACATAGCTCAGGAGCACATATCAGTTGAGGCTTTGGATGATTTTGAACATTTATACAAGGCATATCATGCACTGGGCGGGAATGGAACAGGAACAGAGATTTATAAGAGAGTAAAGGAACTGCCAATGAAGCAGGGAAAGGAGTAAACGAATGAGTGACAAGACAAAGAAATGGATTAAGGCAGCAGGTGTCAGAGCTGTAAAAACAATGGCACAGACATTTATTGCAACAATCGGTTCAGCAGCAGTATTAGCAGCAGTTGATTGGAAGGTGGTTGTGTCAGCAACAGTACTTGCAGGAATATTAAGTGTTGCAACATCAGTGGCAGGATTGCCGGAAGTGGAGGAATAGACATGGGATATAAAAATTATAAACAGAAAGATGCTAAATGGAAAGGAAATTATTATTCAGGTGGTACAATATCAGCACAGGGGTGTGGTCCTACAAGTATTGCAGATGCTGTGTATGACTTAGATCCAACCATCTCTCCAGCTAAAACAGCAAAGTGGATGGAAGACAATGGTTGCAGTTGTCACGGATCTGGTACATATTATTCAGGTATGGTCAAGGCATTGAAGCATTATGGTTATTCTGATTCTGTACAGTTAAACTATACTTCTTTATATGGAAAGAAAAATGCAGCAGTTGTAACAGATTTCCTTAAGAAGATTAGAACAGGCAAGTACATTGGTATAGCCTGCATGGGCAAGAGCATCTGGACAACATCTGGCCATTACGTCTTTATCCGTGAAGTCACAAAAGATCACATTTATATTTATGACCCATATAATGATTCCGAAGAGTGCGAAAAAACAACTCGTGCTAAATGGGAGCAGTATGTTAAGTATTTATTCTTGATTAAGAAGCCAATTAAGTACATCAAGACTACAAAGAAATGTCACAAGAGGAAAGCTCCAAAAGCCTTAGCAAGAACTAAGAGCCTTGGCAAGTTCAAAAAAGGTCAGAGACTTGCAGTAGATAAGGTTCAGGGCAAGTTCTACCATATAATGGGATATGATTGTTGGGTGTACAATGTAAACACAAAAGCTTCCAAATAAAACAAAAGTCAATGTAATGTATGTTAAAAAAGGATATGCAAAAGTTGAGTATAATGGTGTAGTTGGTTATATGAAAGCCAAGTATCTATTATAATAAAGAAGAAACTAAGTATAAAAGGGGGCTAAAATAGTCCCCTTTATACTAATGATATAGTTAAACTACGAGTTCGTTGATGGTTCGACTATATCATTCGCTAGAATCCCCTTTGTTCTTGGGCAGTTTCGGGAATAGCTCTAGCTTAAAATCATCTTGTCTTTGGTCTTTGAAGTGTCCGTTGGCAGTTTTGGTATACACAACCTTATCCAGAATAGACTTCATTAAGTCATTTTTCAATTGAACATCATCAGAAGTTTTATAGATTTCCAAAATCTTTTTAGCCTTTGGTATAATCTCTTCCTGATGGCTAATTATTTCTCTCTCATTTGCTATTTCTTTATTAAGCTTAACAATTGCTTCCTCTGTAGAAGAAATGCTTTCAGAAACAGTTTTTTGTCTGTTCAGAAAAGTATCACTATCATATATTCCGTTTTCATAAGCTTCAAATACTTTTGTTAACTGGTTTTTGTATGTTATTAATTGCTTTTGCTGTTCTTCCAAGAGTTTTGTCTTGGATTCCAAAACAGAAGTGTCATACTTGTTTGCTTCTTCCTTTATTTCGTATCCATCAATCCATTCCTTAATGGCAGTTAACAAAGCATCTTCAACAAGGTAAAAAGCAGAAGACACATTATGACATGTTTTTTCAGAGCATATTAGTGAAGCGGGCTGACCTCTTTTTTGGTAAGGCCTTCTATACATACTTCTTCCACACATACCACATTTTATTACACCGGCAAGTGGATTGGTTATCGTTTTTGAAGGTCTTCTTGGATTTCTGGATAATCTTTCCTGGGCCAAATTAAATGTGTCCTGAGATACAAGAGCAGGATGCTTTCCTTTGTATAGTCCATAGGATTCGTTACGTGTCCATTTATCGACGATAATTCCGTTTTCAACAACCTTTTTTCGCTTCTTTTTTCCAAAAACAATATATCCTAAATAATGTTCGTTTCTAAGCATGGTAGATATTGTTGGAATGGTCCAAACACCACCTAAGGGTTTAATTGAATATTCAGAATTTAACTTGTCTGCAATACGAGCTGTCCCTAAAAGTTCATAACTGCCATCTTCTTTTAGAATTCCCTTTGTATACCATTGAAAAATCAACTTTACAATTTCTGCTTCTCCCGGCTTAGGTTCCAGCCTATAACCTTTGGATTTTTTGTTCTTTACAATGGAATATCCAAATGGTGGTGTATGATGTATGTAATTACCTTCCTTGCAACTTGCTTCCATTCCAGCATGCAATCTTCTTTTAATAGTCTTATATTCTCTTCTTGACATATACAAGCCAAATTCAAAATATTCCTGATCAAATTCATCTGTGGGATTAAATGTTTTCATCGGGGTAATGATTAAGGTATTGGAATAAGTAAACGTCTTGGTAACTATTCCCTGATCAGAAGTATCACCACGGGCAAGACGTTCAATTTCCATAACAAGAACACCCTCCCATTTCCCATCAGATACATCATTGAGTAATCTCTGCATTTGAGGTCTTGCAGCAATGCTGTCACCGGAAACAACCTCTTCATAGATTTCACCAATTGGCAAATTTTTCTTTTTTGCTAATTCAATTAATGTATCTCTATGACGTTTTAATGTTTCTCCAAAACCTTGCAGTTCTAACTCTCTATCAGCTCTGGATTTTCTTAAATAAATACAATAAGCCATAGTATATCACTCCTTTATATTTGATTTTATTAAAAAATAGGTACAAAAATAACACCCAGCCTTTGCCAGATGTTCCATTATGTGATACAATATGACTTGTCTATGGTGATATTGTATCACTTTGGAGCTGGTCCTTAGTGGCTGGCTCTTTTATTTTAGATTCTAAAACCTTCGATTTCGAGGGGGTTGAATGTTGACTAAATATTAACTAAGTATTGACTAAACGTTGACTAAATGCTTCGATTTGATATAATATACTTAACAAGAGAACCGAAAGCTAGATTGAGCCTAGCTTCTGGTTGTGATAGTAAGTTAAGAAGTAACGTCTACCTTTACCAGAGAGAGGACGTTACTTTTTTGCATTAATGATAGCTAATACAAGAGTTATAACAGCGCAAAGCATAATTACAAATTCGAATAAATCTCCATATGTAACCATTGGCATCAGCTCCTTTCGTAGAATACAGAAGCCAGCCAACCGCCCCTTCGGTTCCCCTGGTAAGCATATTATATTTTCAAAGTGCTTTTAGTTAGTCTTTTTTCTTATGTCAAAAATTCTTAATCACACCAACTGAATTATATCCAAACTCAATAATGTAATTTTTGTGCTTTATGTAGCAACCATATTTATGCATATAAGCGTTTATGGTGTCTGCCAGGAACTGCTCTGTTACGTTTAAGAACTCAGCAGTCTCATAAAAATTAGTGCAGTGGTTCTCATAAGCTGCAATAATGCTGTCTAGATCAATCAATTTCTGATACCCCCAAAGCCTTGCTCTATGCTCCTGTTGGCGATT